CAAGTTGATGGTACAGCAGTTACGCCTAAGTGGGCAGGTGGCTCTGCACCAAGCGGTGGTACTGCAAGTGGTATTGACACTTACACTTTTACAATTATAAAGACAGCAGATGCAACTTTTACAGTATTAGCATCATTGACAGCATTTTCATAGGTAATAAGTATGCCATTATTAAGTAGTTTTGGAGGGGGTTCAGCCAGAGGATTTGGTCACAGTTTATCTACTGGGGCTGCACCTTTTGATGCTATTGACTTTGATAGCAGAACTTTCTTATCTTTGCCTAAGTTGAGTTTTTCACCTACGGTGAGTGGTGATACTGCTATCAATGGCCCTAATGCAGATGATGATCCTTATAACGCTCACACTAACTTTACTGCAAACAATGTAACGATTGAAGATAGTGGTACTAGACTATACGTTGCTTTGTATAGCTATGGTTCTACACAAGGGTTTATATATCAGTATGATCTTACAACTGCCTACGATATAAGTAGTGCTGTTTTTGCAGGGCGATATGATTGTAGTTCTTATTCTAGTGCTAGAAACCCAAGAGCAGTAAGATTGAAACCAGATGGTACAAAAATGTTTGTACTTAATGACTACAATAATGCGCTACGTGAATTTACTTTATCTACAGCATGGGATGTAACTACTGCTTCTTATACTGGAAATAGTGCATATGCAGGTGGTGGTACACCAACATCTTTATATATAAAACCTGATGGCACAAAATGGTGGGCAGGACTAAGCGAAACTTATGATAAAGTTGTACAACAAACTATGACTACTGCTTGGGATGTATCAACGTCATCAACAGGAAACTCAAACAACTATCAAGTTTATAATGATGGTTTACGCTCTCCTACAGGTCTTTTCTTAACTAGTAATAGAATGTTTGTTTGTAACTTGTCAGGAGGTACTGCTAGTGCTGCTATATATCAGTGGAATTTAGGTAGTTCTTGGAATATAACATCTAATGTTACTTTTGTTGGTGCTTTTAGTATGGCAGATTACCGAATAAGTAATAACTTTTATGGTTTGCATTTTGACAACGGTAATGACTTTTATGTATCTGGTGTTGGTGGTGAGATAACAAAACTTAGAACTAGCTCATCCTATAACTTTTCAGGTGCAACTATAACCTATAAACAGACACCTACTACACACTATTTCCAAACCGCTATAGATGGTAGTTTTTCACTTTATAGTGGCATATCAATGAGTTCTGACGGAACTAAACTCTATTTAATTTCTGATGGTACGAACACTATAAAACAATATAATTTAGGTACTGCTTGGAATTTAAGCTCTATATCAAGTACCACTCCTGCTGTTAGTAAGGCAATTGCTGGAGGTAATTATATGCAAGATATGTGGTTTAAACCTGATGGAACAGCTTTCTTTTTTACAGCTAACTCAGGTAGAGTATATGGCTACACATTATCGACAGCATGGGATTTAAATACAATGAGCACTACCTATAGTGAAAAGACTGGAGTTGGTAATTACCCTAGAGGTTGTTCATTTAGCCCCGATGGAACTAAGCTTTTTACTACACAAAGTAGTGGTCCACAAATTAGAAGGTATGACTTATCTACAGCTTGGGATATTACTACAGCGTCTTTTACTTCTAGCATAGATATAAGTACTGAGTCTAATTATCCTATTGCACTACATATGGCTTCTAATGGAAGACAGGCTTTTGTTAAAAATAATTATACTTATGGTCAACCAGTATTAACTGAATATGAATTAGAAAGAGAGTGGGATATAACAACTGCAACGCATTATGCTACACACCAAATAGCTGACGTAGTACCAATTACTGACAGAGGGGCGTTTTACATTCGAGATGATGGCGAGTATGCCGCATTTATAGGTGGTAGACAAATTAACCACGTTGTTAGCTATTCTATGCCAACTCCTTCAGTGAGATAAAAACTAATGGCTTTTTCACAAAACCCTTTTTCCGTAGCTAGCTTTGGTGAAAGCTATGAACAGGCTGATGTTACAATTACGGTAACTGGGTTTTCTGCTACCCTAGCAGTAGCAGATGTAACCGTAACCGCAAGTGCCACTGTTGTACCTGATGCAGTAGAAGCTACAGCCAGTATTAACGGTAATGTTAGTTTTATTACCACTGCACTGTTTAGTATCACTGGTGTTCAAGCTACAGGTGAGGTAGACACAAACTCTGTTGTTATAGCTGACGCACTAGTAGAGGTAACAGATTCCCTTGAAGCTACAGTTACTGTTGATCCAAACTCTGTAGTCACTGCTGATGCTAATGTCGTACCAACTGCAGTTGAAGCTACAGGTGAAGTAAACGATGCTCTAACCATTACTGGTACTGCATTGTTTAGCATAGTCGGTGTTGAAGTTGAAGTAGCAACAGACGATGTTATTGTCAATGCAGATGCATTAGTTGTAATTAGTGACTCGTTTGAAGCTACATTATCGTTAAACGGTAACGTTACAGTCACAGGTACTTCTCTTGTTGTATCGGACTCAGTTGAGGCTACAGTAAGTCTTGAAGATGTTACTGTTACTGCTCAGGCTATATTTGATATAGATGGAGTTGAGGCAACAACTGCATTTAATGGCAGCGGTGTTGAAGTAAAAGCAAATGCCGATGTATCTCTTGCGGCAGTAAGTTTTGAAGCTACACTCACTGTTTCTGATCAACTAACAGTATCAGGATCTGCATCTGTAATCCTAGATGATGTATCTGCAACAATTTCTATAGGTGATCTTACAATAGCAATTGTAAGTTTTGATTATGAAGCAGTAAAAGAGAATTATAACAGACTTCGTACCGTCTACATTAAAGAAATTACAGACAACGTTACTAGAACAGTTTATGTCAATGAGATACCATCTAACGTAGTTTATATAGAACCTCAACCATCTAATGAAAGAACTGTTTATGTAGAGCAAGGTCAGACTAGAACAGTTTATATCGGTCCACAACCTTCAGAATCTAGAACTGTATATACTAGAGCAGCTTAAAGGAAAATAATATGTCACTAAAATGGCCTAACAAAGACCCAGATGAAACACTAGACTATAGTATTGATTGGTCTAGGTTTTTAGGCGATGCAACTATATCAAGTGTATCTTGGTTTGTAGATGATGCAGATGGGGTTAAAACCTCTATATCAGCTGCAGAGACTGTAAACGGTATACAGTTAGTATCTGTAACTAATACCAGTACTGTAGCAACTGCCCACCTAGGACTTGGTACAAATAACAAACTTTACAAGTTTACCTGTCGTATTACAGACAGCAATGGCTTGGTAGTAGAACGAACTGTAAGACTTCGTGTGAGGGATAAATAATGGCTTATAATTTTCTTGGACTTGTAAACGAAGTAAATAGAAGGTTGAATGAAGTAGAGTTAACCAGTGCAAATTTTGCATCGGCTGGAGGTTTTTACAACACTGCAAAAGACTCTGTAAACTCAGCTCTTAGGCATATTAACCACGAAGAATCTAACTGGCCTTGGAATCATGTACTAGAAGAAGAAGTTCTTACTGCAGGTACAATACGTTACGACTATCCAACAGATGCTAAAGTATTAAATATGGATAGCTTTAGAATTAGACGAGATGCTGACTTAAACGTAGCTACTACCAAGTTAAAATCACTTGACTATCAAGAATATCTTGACAAATACATAGATTATGAGTATAACTCTAGTACCAGTAAAAGATCTCTACCGACACATGTAGTTCGTGCTCCAAGTCAAGAGTTTTTAATTATCCCTGCTCCAGATCAAGACTATGAGCTAGATTATGAATATTACCGTAATCCAGTGTCTCTAGAGCTTTACGATGATGTCCCTAGTGTACCACTAGAATTTAAGCATATTATTGTAGATGGTGCAATGTTCTATGCGTTTCAATTCCGTGGAGATACTCAAGCTTCTCAAATTGCACAACAAAAGTTTGAAGCTGGTGTTAAATATATGAGAAGCCTCTACATTAACCGCTACGACTACATTCGTTCTACCGTAGTGGATAGAAGAACTTTATCTCAAAATAATGCAAGAGTTTAATAATTATGGCTACACAGTGGCAAACATTTCCTGTACCCTTTACAGGTGGGTTAATTACAAACATTAGCCCCCTCCAACAGGGTATAAATGCTGTAGGTTCTGCTTCAACATTATTGAATTTTGAGCCATCTTTAGACGGTGGATACCGTAAAGTTTCTGGGTACAAAAAGTTTATCAGTACAGAGGTTACTGGTACAGGTGTTATTCAAGGTGTTGCTGTAGTACAAAACTCAGGTACTAAAGAGGTTATAGCTGTTAGAAATGGTGTCTATTATCTTTCTGATGGTGCTGATACCTCACCTACTTGGACTGCGTTAGGTACTGCTGCAAGTACTAATTTTGCAAAAGTTAGACAGGCACGTTATAATTATAGTAACACACCTAAAATGGTTTTTGTAGATGGTATTAACTATCCTGCATATTATACAGTAGGTGGTAGCAGCTTAACTTATATAACAGCTTCTACAGACTCTGATGGTAATGCTGTTGCTACAAATATAAATACACCAGTACAGGGTGCTAGTCATGTCTGTGTATTTAAAAATACGATGTTCTTTGGTGTAGGTACAGAACTTGTATTTACTGCCCCATATACACCCGATGATTTTGATCCTAATAACGGAGCAGGAAGTATTGGCGTAGGTGGAGAAATAACTGGTCTAATTGTTTTCCGTGATCAACTTATTATCTTCACAACCGATAAAATTTTTAGATTGACTGGATCTACTGGATCTGACTTTTCTTTAATACCTATAACTGAAGATCTTGGATGTTTAAGTACTGATACTATTCAAGAGGTTGGTGCTGACGTTATGTTCCTGGGTCCAGACGGCCTACGTACTCTAAGTTCAACAGAACGTATTGGTGACTTTGGGATTGATGTTGCATCTAAAAATATTAGACCTACAGTTAAGAATTTAACAACTTATGCTAATAACTTTGCTAGCTTAGTTATTAGAGGTAAAGCTCAATATAGATTTTTTGCCTATGTATCTGGAGAAACAGCTACCGTTGCAAAAGGTGTTCTAGGTACAAAGTTTGTAGACCAAGGTGGTCAAGGTTTTCAGTGGGCAGAACTGCAAGGCTTTAAAGTATACGTAGCTGATTCTCAATTTATAGATTCTGATGAGTACAGGTTGTTTGCTAATGAGGATGGTTATGTTTATGAAATGGATGTTACAACTAGTAGGGATGGGTCAAGCATAAACTCTGTTTATGAATCTCCATTTATGCCTATAAATGACCCTCAAGTACGTAAAACATTTTATAAATTAGATCTATATATAAAACCATCTGGTGCAATTAATATCACAGCTGGTCTAAGATTTAACCAAGATGTAACAGGTTATATACAACCTAGCACCTTTAGCATTACTCAAACTGGTTCTACCATTGCTCTTTATGACGACAACAATACGGTTTACAGGGAGCTTGTTACAGATGATAATGCTGGTGTGTATGGAGAACCTAAAACACAAAGCTATAAAAACCAAGTTGTTGGTTCAGGAGAAACAGTAGCTATACGTATAACAGACGACAGTTCTGATGCTGATTTTCTACTAGACACAGCTATATTTGAATTTACTACCAATGATAGACAGTAAGGAAACCTAGAATGGGACAAGGCTATACAAGAACTAGTACGGCTACTATTGCCACTGGTAAAGTTATTAATGCAGCAGATTTTAATGCTGAATATAACCTTATAGAAGATGCTTTTAACAATAGTACTGGACATGATCACAGCGGTGCAGCTAATGGTGCTCCTATTGATCAGATTGGACCAAACCTAGAACTTATAGTAGAGACTGGGGCAATAAAACCTCAATCAGCTACACCTGCTATTGACATTGGTGCTTCAGGTTATAAATTTAAAGATGGTTATTTTAGTGGTACTGTTGACATAGATACTAACGCAGATATTGCTGGTACACTTAATGTTGGTGCTGCAGCAACCCTTGGAAATAACCTTTCGGTTACAGGTACAACAACTCTTACAAGCACACTTACAGCAAACGGTAACGTAGTACTAGGCAGTGACAATGCTGATACAGTTACTGTTAATGCCGACATTGCATCTCATTTATTGACTTCTGCAGGTGATACATATGACATTGGTAGTGCAACTGCAGCAGATAAGTGGCGACATATATACATTACTGGAACAGCAAATCTTCCTACTATAAGCTCTACTACTGCAACTATAGGTACACTTACTGTAAGCACTAGTCTAACTGTACCAGATAACTCTATTGCACTTGGAACTAAAACTACAGGTAATTATGTGGCTGCTGTTTCTGCAGGTGATGCTATTGATATTAATGGTACAGCAGGAGAAGGTTGGACTGCCACAGTAAATCTTGATCTTAGTGAGCTTACAACATCTACTGAAGATGGTGATGGTGATTACTTTGTTGTTGTAGATAGTGCAAATGCCCAGAAAAAACTAACTAAAGCTAACATTAATCTTTCTGGATTTAATAATGACTTAACACTTGCAAGCGGTACTGTTACTTCTATTGAAGCTGGTGATTATCTTACAGGTGGAACCATTACCAGCAGTGGTACACTTGCTGTAGATGCAACTTCAAATAACACTGCAAGTAAGGTTGTGGCAAGAGATGGTTCAGGTAACTTTAGTGCGGGTACTATTACAGCTACACTGTCAGGTTCTGCTACTTCAGTAAGCAATACACTTACTCGTGGTACATATTTAACAGGTGATAATTTTAACGGTTCAGCAGCTACTACATGGGCTGTTGATGCAACCTCTGCAAATACGGCAAGTAAAGTTGTTGTTCGTGATTCAAGTGGTGACTTTAGTGCAAATATTATCACTGCTGATCTTAGTGGTAATGCTACAACAGCTACAACAGCTACAACAGCTTCAGCTTTATCTGGAGTAACTGCTTCAGCAACTGAACTAAACTATAACGACATTACCACACTAGGTACTTCTGAGGCAAGTAAAGTTGTAACTGCAGATGCAAATGGTGATGTCAATCTCTCTGAAGAATTAAAAGCAAAAAGCTATAATGAGACATATTCTACTGTAAGTTCTTCTTCTGGTACCTTGACTATTGATTGTGAAACTGCTAATATATTCCAAGTAACTCTTTCAGAAAATGTTACTACTATATCGGTTACTAATCCACCTGCTTCTGGCACTGCATACGGTTTTATTCTACGTGTAGTTCAAGACACTACTGCAAGAACAGTTACATGGCCTTCGTCATTTAAATTTTCTAGTGGCATAGAACCTGTAGTTTCTACAGGAAGTGGTGCCATTGACGTGTATGGTTTCTTTACGACAGATGGCGGCACAAACTGGTATGCCTTTACTGCAGGTCAGGACATGAGCTAATGAGTTTTATTACGCAACTTTTGATGCAAGGAACCTTTGGTGATCCAAATTGGGGTGACTTGAGTAGAATGTCTTGGTCTGGGTCAACCTCAGCACCTACCTCTGATTATTATGATATTCAGTCTACGGACCTTGGCGGTCAATCTGCAACTGGTTTTTATTTTCGTGAAGACGGTTCTATGTTTTTTACGAATGATACAAATGAAGTTATTCGTCGTTTTGATTTAAGTACACCTTTTGATCTAACCACAGCAAGTTATAACAAATCTCTCGGACAATTTTCTTCGTGGGACAATCAAGGCACTGGGATTTATTTTAAACCAGATGGTAGTGCTGTCTATATGATTGGTAATGAGGATGAAAAACTTTGGTACAGACCATTAACTACAAATTGGACTTATATGCTAACTCAAGGAAGTCCTTCTTCAAGTTCTTCTTTAACAAGTTATGATAAAAGAGGTCTCTATTTTCGTGAAGATGGTAAAAAGTTTTATTTTACAGCCAATAATCAATTAAACGTCAATACAACCCGAAATTATATATACGAATATACATGTAATACTCCTTGGTTTATTTGGGATACTATTACTCACTCTGGTACTTTTTACCAAGATTTTAGTCACTCTAATGGTGATTACGAAAAGTTTCAGTCAGTAGACTTTAGTCCTGATGGTACAAAGGTTTATGTTATAAGGCGTGATCCAAATTCAGCAAACATTTTAATGAAATATAATTTAGGTACAGCTTGGAGAGTAGGTACGGCTCAAACACCTGCTCAAACATTGACTCTTCCAACAGACTTACAAGACTCTCTTTTTGTACGCCTGAAAAAAGACGGTAAATCTGCTTTTTTAATGGATCAAGTCACCGGCGGGGACGTTTTTAGAATTGGATATTCTTAACATGAGTGATATTAAGTTAACACCTGAAGAGTTAGAAACAATGCTAGACCGTGCTGCAAAGCGTGGAGCTAAAGAAGCTCTAGAATCTATTGGCTTATTAGATAATGATGCTCAAAGAGATATAAGTGAGATGCGCAGCTTATTAGAAGCTTGGCGTGATACACGTAAATCTATTTGGTCAACTGTTGTAAAATTATTCACTGTCGGCATACTGACATTCATAGCTGGTGCAGTGTGGATGACTATGGGTAAATAAAGGTAAAATATTATGGCGTATACTCCATTAAGTAATGTTGAAAAAAGACTAGTTGAAAAATACGGTTGGGTAGATAATGGTGATGGAACTTTATCAGAACCTTATCAAGGTAGAAGATATGATCATGAGGCTGGAGAAAGCTATTCTGAAAGAATGGGCCTAGGTGAAGATTATGTAGCAGCTGATTTTGTATCAGAACCTGAACCTGAACCTGCCCCAGAACCAGAACCAGAATCTGAGTCAGGAAGTTCTACTGCAGGTGGACCTCCTGTTATAAATCCAGGTGGTCAATCAACATCTTTTAATATTACAGATATATACGGTGGAGATGCAACAGCGGGTAGTTCTTCTGTAAACAATTTCATAGCAAACCGTTCTGAAAACGGTCTTGATGGATCAACTGGAACCTACACTTATTTTGGAAATACTTTTAAAATAGGTGAGACCTATAATGGACTTCCCGCTAATGTCGCATACTCAAAGATGGTTCAAGACTGGAGAATGGGTAATGGTTTTGGAGTGGATAGCAACAGTGCTTGGGCTAGATACTCAGCTGGAATTGCAGATGGAACTATTACACCTCCTGGACAAGAACCTATAACTGTAGAGGTTACAACAAACGGTCTTGTAGCTCAAGAGAGGGAGACCCCAAAAACTTTTGTTGAATTTGATAGACGTGTTTTTGGTGAAGATGGAAATGTCATAGGTACAAAAGACCAAGATGGAAACATAACTTACTTTCAATGGTATCTTGATCAACTAAAAGATACTTCAGATAATGGTGGAACTGGTGGTGGCACTGTGATAGGTGGTGATGCTGGTAGTAACATTAGTGCAAGTAATGTTTGGGATGGAACCAAATTTCCAACTACACCCACTCAAAGCACAGATAGTCTTTCAGGTGAAAACTTTGTCTCTGTAGAACCTAGTACTGCAGTTCAAACTGTGCCAGCTGGAGAGACTGCTGTAGTAAACCCTAGTGCACCACAAACTGCAGTTCAAGCAACAGTAACCCCTTCTTATACACCTGTTACAACCCCAGCAACAACCCAAGCAACTACTACAACTCCTGGAACTACTTATACGGCTGGGAATACTGTACCTTATTCTCAAGATGCAAACACAATTCAAAAGTCTACAGCTACACAAACCCTATCTGCAATACCAGACTCAACAACTTATAAGACAGCTTATACTGGCACTAGTGGGGCTGTACCTACAGATTTAGTTACAACAATTCCAGGGTCTCAGCAAGCTATGGGAACTGGGTATAGAAAAGTTAAATACTACAATAGATTCTATCCAGCTCAAACTATTCTTATTACAGAACTAAATGGTATTCCTACTACAGCAGTGCCTATTAACTTTGTTAAAGCTCCTGAAGCAGGTCAGCAGCAACAACAGGCTCAAACATCTGCTGCCAGAGGTGGATTAATGAGGATGGCTCAAGGAGGTGCAGTAAGTGAAAACTCTCCAGATGTTCTTCTGGCAAGAAGATTCTTAGGTTTTAATGGACCATCATCACAACTACAAAACTTTTTAAGTGCAAATCCAGCAGCTGCTGCTCGTATGGGTAAGTACCAACAAGCTATGTCGTCTATGTCTAGCAGGGGATTTGATGAAGGTGGTACAACAGCTATAGGATCTACTGGAACTGGTTCTACTCTATACCCAGAAGAAACTCTTACTGGACCAACTCTGCAAGATTTTCAAGGTATGCAACAGGGTCTAGTATCAAGTACTATGGCACCTATGCAGTCTCCTGTTGATGTTATTGCACCAACAGCCAGTGATTTTATTCCTGTAGATGCAGGTCAAACCGTGGCTACAGCCCCAGTAGCACAAGCTGCTACAGTTGGAACTACATCTCAAGCAGTTACACCTGTTCTTCCTACAGTAGCTGATGGAACTGTAGCTAAAACTGCCACAGGGGTTGGTAATGAATTAGATGAGTTATCTGCTCAAACAGGATCACTCACTGATGACTCTAAAGCAATTTTAAGTGATGGTGAAGTAGCTCAACAAACTACTAGTTCTGTATCAGACATTGATGAAGCTCAAGGTAAGTCTATAGACGTAGTAGCTCCAGATAAATTAGAAGTTAAAAATAACGAGCTTATAGATGTCAATAACGACATAACAGGTCAAGCTGTTAAAGCTGCTACATTTGCCGAAATGGTTCAACATGCTGAAGCTACTCCAACTAAAGAAGCTACAGTACAAGGTCAGCTAGAGGGACTTATGCAGCAATTTGAAGGTGGTAACACACCCCCTTGGGCTGCAGGTGCTATGAGGGCTGCAATGGCTTCTATGGCACAACGTGGTCTTGGTGCATCCTCTATGGCTGGCCAAGCAATGATTCAAGCTGCTATGGAAAGTGCTTTAC